TTTTCGACGCGCAGAGCTTCAACGCGACGATCGGCACGCAGGTCACGTCGGCGACGATACGGCCGTTTCTCAATGCCATCATGACGCGGCAATCGCGCGGCCGTGATTACGCCGATCTGCTGCTGATGTCGCCGGAGCATTACGCGGCCTATGACGCGGCGACAGTGGCGATCCAGCGCCAGACCAACGAAACCTCGCTGGGGCAACTTGGCTTTTCCGCGCTGGAATATATCGGCGGCGGCAAGCGCGCCGAGATCGTGCTCGACGGCGGCATCGGCTCCAACATGCCGGCCAACACCACGTTCGGCCTCAACACCGACAGCTTGCGCTTGCGCTATCACCCCAATCGTAACTTCGACAAGCTGTTCGATGGGGATGGACAAATGCCCATCGACAAGGATGCTATCGCTCAGTTCATCGGTTGGGCTGGCGAATTAACCATGGTGAATCCTTTGTATAACTGGCGCTTCTTTGACAGTAATCCTGCGGCATAGCCATTGTCAATGATTTCTCGGTTGGCTATCCTTATCGGATTGTCAACTGAGGGTCTGGAAATGGCACCGCCCAGGACGGTCACGCTACCGACGCAAGACGAACTAAAACAACTGCTTCGTTACAATCAGAGAACAGGGCAGTTGTTGTGGAAGAAACGGCCTCGAAGCATGTTCAACAGTATGGATTCACATAAGGGCTGGAACGCGCGGTTTGCCGATCGCGAGGCATTCACGCACGTTAACCGTGGCTATCGTCGCGGCATGATCCATCACAACAGTGTCTACGCGCACAGGGCGATTTGGAAGTTAATGACGGGTGTGGATATTGAGGAAATAGATCACATCGACGGAAATCGCCTGAATAACACGTGGAAAAATCTTCGTATCGGCATCAGGGAAAATCAGAAAAATTGTCCGCGCCGACATGACAATACGTCAGGACATGTCGGAGTCGTGCGGCGCGGTGAACGTTGGATTGCGCAAGTTGGTCGGAACGGCACGACCATACACATCGGTATTTACGACACCAAAGAAGAGGCTATCGCCGCACGTAAACAGGCTGAAATTGGTTACGGCTTCCACCCCAATCACGGCCGCGAGGCCGCAACCGAGGACTCCAACCCGGCCGCGTAGGTCCACCTGCTACCCTCCCTATGCGGCCGTGGCCGGTGCCGGAATCTGCCCCCGGCACCGGTTTTCTCGAAGTGACGGAGCGAACGAATGGCGATCCTGCAAGACCCCGACAGTGTGCTGATCGTGCTGTTCAAGAACGGCACGCAGGAAAACCCGGCCAAGAGCCTCAAGGAAGGCCGGCCGATTTTCGACGACGTCGAACTCTGCGAAATCCGCCAGCCCGGATCGCGTGACGTCAAGATATTCCCGGCGCATGCGTTCTGCCCGGAGAAAAAGCGCGATTTATACAGCGGCGGCGAGCGTTCGATCACCTACGCCGAGCGGTTTGCGCATCAGTACAAGCAATTCGCGGCGCAAACCGCGCAGACCCGCACCGGTACGCCGTTGGAATTCGTGCCGTTTTTGACGGCGGCGCGGCGCGCCGAATTGCGCGGGCTCAACATCTATACGGCCGAGGCGCTGGCGCATATCGACGGGCAGGAATTGAAAAACTTAGGGCCCGGCGGGCGCGAATTGAAGAACCAGGCCGAGGCTTACATCGAGCAGGCCCGGCACGGCGCCCCGGCGTTGGAAGCGGCGGCGGAGCTCGAGGCGCTGCGCGCGCGCAATCGCGTGCTGGAGGACGACAATGCGGCGCTCAAGAGCGCGCCCAAGGAAAGTCTTAAAGAAAGTTTCGACGATATGAGCGTCGAGCAATTGCGTGAATACATCACCGAGCGCACCGGTCATGCGCCGCATGGGGCACTGTCGCAAAAGGTGCTCAAGCGCATGGCCGAGGACGCCACCACGAAGGCGGCTTGATCCGATGTCGCTTCTTAGCGTCGTGCAGGATGTCTGCGAGGTGGTCGGCGTCGAGCGTTTGACGACGATCTTCGGCAGCCTCAACGCGCAGCGCACGCAGCAGGAAATGCTGGCCTGCGCCAACGAGATGGCGCAGCAGATGGCGCGCGACACTCGCGACTGGTCGGCGCTCACCGGGACCGCGACATTGACCGGGGATGGCGTCGCCACCGACTTCGCCATGCCGGACGATTTCTGGCGCATGCTGCTCAACGGCAATGTCTGGTCGTCGCTGTCGGCGCTGGTGCCGCTGCGATTCATCGGCAGCTATGACGAATGGCTGCGGCGCAGCGCGACCGCCTATTGGGACAGCCGCGGCTCCTACATCATCCTCGGCGATCGCATGCACATCCAGCCGACGCTGGGCGTCGGCATGACCGCGACATTCGGCTACATTTCCAATCTGTGCATCAAAAACACGGCCGGCGCGCGCCTCGATCGGTTCATGGCGGACGACGACAGCTACGTGCTCGACGAGCGGCTGTTGAAGCTGAACATGATCTGGAAATGGAAAAGCAACAAGGGGTCGCCCTATGCGGAGGACATGGGGACGTTCTTCGATGCGTTCGCGATGAAGGCGGGCCACGACCAGCCGGCGCCGGTCCTGATCGGCGGGGTGCCGATATCGTCGACGGTCAGCGCCACCATTGCCTATCCCTGGCCGCTGCCGACGCCATGAGTAGATAGCATGGCCACATACGCTGCATTTCGTAGGCAACCTGTCCCGGCGCAATATGCGCAGAGCCTGCAGACGACGACGCTGGCGGCGCCGACGCGCGGCATTATCGAGAGCGAGAACCAGGCTTACATGGCGCCCGGCGGCGCCATCGTGCAGGACAACTGGGTATCGACCTTGCGTGGCGTCAAGCTGCGCGGCGGCACCAGCGTGTGGTGCGATCTGCACGGGCTCGACGCCTGGGACGAGGGCGAGTGGGACATCTCGCAATGGGATGCGCCGGTGCCGCCGGTGTCGAGCCCGCTGCGCCAGCCGATCGTGTCGGCGTTCGAGTATGTCGCCGGCGATGACATTCACCGGATGTTCGCGGCGCAGCCGACTATTCTGTTCGATGTGTCCGAGCGGCTGCCGCTGGTCGTCAAATCCGGCCAGCACAGCGGCAACTATGCGGCGACGCAGCTTTCGAACCTGTCCGGCAATCATCTGATTGCGGTCAATGACGCCGGCGACGCGCCCTTGTATTACGACGGCGCGGCGTGGACCACGTTCGATGCCGATCAGATCACCGGCCCGGTCGGATCGAGTGTCGAGCACGGGACGAATCTGACTTACGTGTGGAAGTATCGTAACCGCATGTTTTTCATCGAAGGCGGTTCGATGAATGCGTATTTTCTCGATATCGATAGTTTCCAGGGCGCGCTGCAATTGATCCCGCTCGGCGGCAGCAATGCCAAAGGCGGCAGCTTGCTGTTCGGCGCCACCTGGTCCGGCGATACCGGGTCGGGCACCGACGACAAGTGCGTGTTCGTCACCACGGAAGGCGAACTGATCATCTTCAGCGGCAATAATCCCGGCGATCCGGCCGCCTGGCAGCAGCAGGGCGTCTACGCCATCGGCAAGCCGATGGGCATGAACGCGCACCTGGCGATCGGCGGCGATATCTTGATCATGACGGTGGACGGCATTGTTCCGCTGAGCGTGGCGATCAGCAAGGATTCCGGCACGCTCGATTTGGCGTTGCCGACCCGGCCGATCCGGTCGATGTGGCGCACTGAAGTGGCGCTGAAGGCTGATCGGCCATGGACGATGAAGCGCTGGGACAGCTACGGCGGCATTTTTGTGACCTGGCCGGGCGGCCTCGAAGGCAATCGCTATTGCGCGGCGATGAACAACGCCACCGCGGCCTGGTGCCGCTTTGTCGGTTACGATGCGTTCTGTTTCATGATGATGCGCGATGCGATGTTCTTCGGCACCTCGGACGGCCGCATCATGCAGTGCGAAATCGGCGGCACTGATGCCGGGTTGCCTTATGTCGCCACGCTGGTCGGCGGCTGGGAGATGTTCCAGGCGCCGTCCGCGATGGTCGTCTGGCATCAGGCGCGAGCGGTGTTCACCGCGACGGCCGATCAGCCGTTCCTGCCGCAGCTCGATGCCGCGATCGATTATCTGGTGACGGTACCGCCGCCGCCGCCGGTCGGGCCCGACCCTGGCGTTCGCGAGGTGTGGGACGAGGGGCTATGGGACGCGGCGCGCTGGGATCAGCCGACGCCGGCGGTGGCGCCGGTTCGCAACACGCGCTGGCTTTCGATCGGCAAGACCGGGTTTGCGCACGCGCCGATCGTGCAGATCACGGTGGCGCAGCAGGCGCTGCCGCAGGTGGAGCTGCTGGCGATCGGCGCGACGTACGAGAACGCCGGCATCAATGTGTGAGGGATAGGCCATGGCTATGAGCCGTGAGGATATCATTCAGGCGTTGCTGGCGCAGTATGGCGATAGCGGCGGTCTCGCTGGCGGCGGTCTCGCCGGCAGCTCTGCGCCGAGCGGCGATCGTGGTGGGTTCTCGCTCGGCCCGCAGGGGCCGTTCAGCGACGTGCAGGTCGATACGTCGCTGGCGCCATCGGAGTCGCGGGGTCCGCCGGGACCGTTCAGCGGCGTCAATACTCCGGCTGATCTCGGGCCGGTGGTGTCGGCGCCTGCGCCCTCGCCGACGGCTGGCATTCCTGCGGCGTCAGCGCCCTCGCGCGGAGCGCAGGCGCCTGATTCCTTTGTCAGCCGGGGATTCAGCGATCCGCCGTTCGGAAATCTCGCGACCTTCGGCGGTTTCGTGCCGTCGTTAGGGTTTTCGCCGCTCGGAAACCTCTCGACGTTCGGAGGGTTTGTCCCGTCTCACGCTACTCCGGATCAAAACCCGCCGCTGGTCGGGGGATTGCCGCCCACCGGGGTGTCGTTCACCGGCAGTCCCTTTGGCCTTGGCGCAGCGCAGAATTCATCCGCGCCGTTTGCAGGTAGTCCCGGCACCGTCGGCGATCAGAGCGCCGTGGACGCCACTAACGATGCCGGTTTTGGCGCCGGCTTTGATGACCTTGGCGGTTTGGGCGGCGAGAGCGACCAGGGGGGCGCCCCCAGCGGCGGAAGCCAGTCCGGGGGCCACGCCGGCGGCTATGGTGGTCCGGGCGCCGGTCACGGTGCCGGCCCGACAGGCAGCGTTTCGGTCGGCGATCTCTCCGTCGAGGGGCAGCCCGACGAAGCTCCTGCGCCATCCGAAGCTCCTGCACCGGCTGAAGCACCCGCCGAAGCTCCCGCGCCAGCCGAGGATGAGTCGCTGGCGGATTCACTCGGTGCCTATGCCGAGGCCGCGCCGTCGGACATGGCGGCAGCGGCGGCCTCCTACGGCGGTCTCAGTGGCGACTATGGCAGCTTTGGCGGGCTTGGCGGCTTTGATGGCTTTGGCGCTCAAGGCGGTTTTGACGGCTTTGGTGCCGGTCAGGGCGGCTTTGGCGGCGGGTTCGATGGCTTCGGTGCCGGTCAGGACGGCTTCGGTGCCGGTCAGGACGGCTTCGGTGCCGGCGAAGACGGCTTCGGCGGCGAGGACGGTGGCTTTGATGGTGGCGAGGGTGGCGGAGCTGGCGGCGGTGGTGGCGGGGCTGGCGGAGCTGGCGGAGCTGGCGGAGCTGGCGGAGCTGGCGGTGGCGAGGATGGTGGCGGCGAGGACGGTGGCGGCGGGGACGACGACGATGGTGGCGGCGATGACGGCGACGACGAGTAGGTCATGAGTTACGTCGAGCAGCCATCGCTTTTCGTCGACGATCCGGCGCCGGTGCAAGACGCGCGGCTGCTGGTTACGATCGACGACATGCTGCCCGAGCCGCAGCGGCAGGAAGTATTCAATTTCCTGCGCGGCGGCGGCTGGAGGTTCGGCTGGAAATCCTCACGCAAGACCGACGCCTATAGTTTTTGGCATCTGCACTTTGCCGGTCATAGGAATGCCGGCGAGCAGACGCCCTATCCTTGCGCCGATGAACTGGAAAAGAACGCGCCGCTGATTTTCAAGGTATGGCGCGGCCTTGCCGCTACCGTGTTTCGCGGTCACGCGCTGATGCGCTGTTACGCCAACGCGCATGCCTATGGCGGCGACGGCACGCTGCATACCGACAGCACCGATCCGGACAGCCGCACCGCGGTGTATTACCCGCATAGTATCTGGTGGCCGAATTGGGCCGGCGAAACGGTCGTGTTCAACGCCGACAAGTCCGACATCATCGCCGCGGTTTATCCGAAGCCCAACCGGATGGTGGTATTTCCGGGGTGCCTGCCGCATGTCGCCCGCGGCGTGTCGCGGACCTGCCCGGAGCTGCGCATCGTCCTGGTCTTCAAAACCGAGGTCGGCCATGATCCGGGATGAGCATCGCGCTTTCCTGATCGAGCGGGCGCATGCCGATGCGGTCAAGCATTCCGGCCGCAGCTTGTACGATCACCTCTGCGGCACTCACGCCCTGCTCGAACAGTGGGGCAACCGCGAGCCGGTCTGTACGGCCGGGCTGTTTCACAGCCTCTATGGCACCAACCGATTCCGGCACAAGTCCTGGCCGCTCACGGATCGGGCGACGATTCGGGATCTGATCGGCGAGCGCGCCGAGGAATTGGCATATTTTTTCTGCACCAGGGACCGGCCGTGGGAGTTTTTCACTACGCCGGACACGCCGATCCTGCGAGCGTTGCGCGAGATCGAGGCGGCCAACCTGCTCGAACAGGGCAGCCAGTCGAAATGGTTGCAAATGCTGGCGGCGAGCGCCATCAGCAACGGCGCCCGGCAGGCAATCGAGGCCAGGCTATGCGTTACCTGATCGGGCAGAACGCCATCGTCGGTCCGTTCGTAGCGGCGCATATTCCGCATTGCCGGCGCGGTTTCGGCGACAAGATCATGACGCTGGGCGTGGTCGACGGCGAGCGGCTGATCGGCGGGCTGGTTTTTCACAATCACGACCCGGAGGCGGCGATCATCGAAATTTCCGGCGCGGCAATCGATCCGCGCTGGCTGACGCGCGAGACGCTACGGCTGATGCACTATTATCCGTTCGTCGATTGCAAATGTCAGTTGGCGGTCATGCGGGTGCCGGCCGACAATGAGCGGTTGCTGCGGCAACTGGCGATGCTGGGTTATGAATTCACGCTGTTGCGCCGGCTGTTCGGACGTGAACGGGATGGCGTGCTGGCGGCGCTGACGCAGGAGAGCTGGCAGGCCGGCAAGTTCTTTCATCACGGCGCGCCGCCGCCGATATTCTCACGACAGGAGGCCGCATAATGGCCGGATATGGATATGGCGGCGCGGGCGCGGGCAATCCGCGTGATCAGATTACGCGCGCATTGATGCAGATCACCGCCCCGCCGCCGCAAACCCGGCTGCCGACGCCGCCGCCGGTGCCGCCGCCAGCACCACCGCCGATGCCGAGTGCGGCGCCGCTGGCGAGCGGGGCTCTACCACAATCCGGCATGCCGGGAGCCGCACCAACCCCGTCGATGCCGGCAGGCATGCCGGGGGGGATTACCTCACCCGGCATGCCGACGCCGATGGGAGCGCCGCAACTGCCCGCCATGCCGATGCCGGGCGCGCCGCAAGGCTTGTCGCCGCAAGGCTTGTCGCCGCAAGGCTTGCCGGGGCAGCAGCCGCCGTATCCGCCGCAGTATTGAGGGAGGTTTAAATGGGCAAGCCGAGCGCTCCAGAGCCGCCCAATCCATACGCCACCGCGGGCGCCGCGACCTCGACCAATGTCGCCACCGCGATCGCCAACGCCAACCTGAACAACGTCAATCAGGTGACGCCGCAAGGCAATCTGGATTACAGCAACACCAGCAATTATAACTTCACCGATCCGGTCAGCGGTCAGAGCTACAGCATTCCGCAATTCACCGCGACGCAGACGCTGTCGCCGGAAGGACAGGCGACGCTCGATCAATCCAATGCCGCCAAATACAACCTGGCTTCGATCGGCAACATGTCGAGTCAGCAATTGCAGCAATTGCTCGGCAGTCCGATCAATTTGAACAACAT